CGAGCATAGTTATTATCTATGCGACCTGCAATGTGATGTATAAATTCTTTATTATCAAAACGATTTAAGAATTCAGTCATCTTGCCGATTGTCAACTGCGACAAGGGTTTCCGACTAACATGCACATGCATACCAACATTGTTTGCTATCTTAAGATCTTTTGGTATGTTATCGTAAAACTTTTTAAAGATGTCAAGATGAATGTCTAATGTTGCAGGACATGTAACAATCTCAAAGCCATTACGAATTGAACCATCTGTTTTCATAAGAGCATGACCATGCATTAGTTTACCTACACCTAGTTGTGCACGATTACGATTTTCTGTTTCGTATTCTAATTCACAACCTAAGTAAACTGTATTAGGTCTAACACGCGTAGCTTTGAATCTAAGCATGTTTTCTACACGAGTAGAATAGTTATGAAGTTTGAATGAAGCATCAAGACAGTGATGACATACTTTATCAATCATAAGTTCGGTAACAGATTCGTTACCACAGTTTGTACATGTTTCAATGTTTACTTCATCACGATTATATACATTACCATCATGAAAGAATTGTATAGAAGTAAGCCATATATCATATCGTTCATTGAATGTATAACCATACTCTCTTGGATCAGTAAACTTATGAATGTGTACCCAATCTTGAGTACCTAGTCTTACACGCTTTTGAGTGCCATCTACATGATACTCATTAGTTAATGCATCTTTGTAGTAAGACCATGCAGGTATATCTTTAACTGCAAAAACATTTTCTACAGATACAGAATTATCTAATGATTCTAATAAGTGTGCTATTTCTACTGCTTCTTTAAGCATAACTTGAGTAGTAAGATTAGGTCGTAATGCATTAGAACGAAGTCGTCTTTTTAATGCACCCCAAAAACCTTTCTTTAGAGTTCCATTTTTATTATAGAATTCTATTGGATTAACAAGATAATATAAAGCATCAATAATTGTAGTAGCGTTAGCTCTATAACTTTGATGACTTATTAAGTTTGTTTCTCTACATGCATCACGATGCACATTGTAGATAGTTAAACGTCTACTTTTGTTTGCTTCATCGTTGGTATAAAATTGTAACACACGCTGTTCTTTATACCAAATGGTAGATAAAGTAAAGGTACTACGAACGGTTCTTTGTTCGCTGTAATCCCAAGTAGTATCTTCTTTAGTCCAATAAGTTTGTCGTATATCCGGATGTTCCCATCTAAACATATTAAAAGCTTTATTAAACTCATTAAAACTATACGGTCTCATCGACATCTCCTTTCATGGTTTCTATGAGATCTCTTGGTGGTTTTTTGTATGCACGGACAACAATGAATTCTTTCTTGTCCTTGCCCCATTTTACACGGGCACAATTATCCCAACCATTTCCCCAGAATACATCAAAAAGATTACGAGTGATATATTTATATTGTAATAACATACATGACTCCATTGACTACGGGCAAAATTACCCACATACCACACTCGTAGATTGCCGACCACGCACCGCGTTGCGGACAATCATACGAATGTGTTATAAGTGTATTACTTGCACAAATATAAATACTGGGGATTAACAAGACCAATCACCATATATATTACACAGAGTGTTATAATTGCAAACACAGATACTAAAACAAATCTATCAAACCAAGATAGAATATGTTTATGTTTAGGTACAATTATATAATCATGTTTATAATCGTTCATTTAATTTATCCTTTAATAATTTAACTGTATCAGAATTGAGTTCAGCTAACACAAATGCTGCCCCATGTTTTTCTATTAGGTTTTCAAACTCACGAAGTGTCCAATAAAAGTGAGCTTCTTCTTGATCATTTTGTTGAGGTTCATCACCATGATCATAGTGATCATCGAAATCATCTGTGCTCATGACAGTTCCTTTCTTCTTTACCTTTAGCATAGCCAACACGATAAGCAATCCATGATCCATATATTACTAGAACAAGAGATTGAATAAACAAGTAAGTTTCTATAGACATTTTGATTCCTTAAGTTTTAAATATTGTCTTGCAATTTTAAGAGATTGCAAGTTAACTCTAAATGTATTATTCACCATTTGATGCAGCCTTGTATTGTAACACTTTGATCTTATTAATCAATAGGTTACGCTTTAAGTTGCGTTCATTTTTAGGGAAGGTTTTGTATATCTTCCAGAATGCATGAGCATAGATTTCTTGTAATGCATCTGTATTATACTTGTCAAGTTTAATTTCTGTAGTCATGATGATTTCCTTTAGGATCTAATTGTTCAAGACGAACGCACAAATCATGTGCGAGTAATTCAATTGTTGCTTTACAGATTAAATATGAATACATAATCATTTCCTTATTATAAAGATTGTGCCCCATATATGCAAGAGGTGTTGGCTCTCGCGAATGAGACAAAAAAAAAGCCCTGAATTAACAGGGCTTAAACTATGGAGATTATATAACTTAGTTGATAATTGCTGCTGCTACATCACCTTCAATCTTTGTGTAATCAACTCTTACTTTAGGAGTTGAAGGATTGTCAGTTGAATCTGTTGATGCAGAAGCATTGTACATTGATGATTGATTATCAATTGCTTCTGTATTACCAGAGTTAGCTCTCTTAGTTACAGAGAGTTTAATACGATTGCGTAGATCAGTGAGTTCATCTACGAGATCAACGATCTCTTTAGCAAAGGGAGATTTGTATCTGCGTAAACTTGTTTCTGCTTCTTGTAATAGTTGCAATGCTAGATAGATTCTTAGACCTGAGTTAGCTGGTTTTGTAATCTCATTGTACTTAGTAAAGTCAAAGTTAGATTTAGTTGTTGCTGTTGATTGTGCCATAATAGTACTCCTAATTAAGGTTAAAGTTATGTTACTTTCGTAACAATTACATTGCAATCACATAATCATTCGAGCATGTTACATAGCAGGCTGCTTGTGATGGACACAGCTCTGCTGGGTCTAGCACATTGCAGATGCTTCTGTAATAGGATTGAATGTTAGTGATTCAATAAGTAATTGTCGAAAGTACACATCACTATTAATCCTTATAGGAGTGATTATGGTGCGATCACGCAACAACCATAAAGATACATTGACTGACTATGTATCAATAGAAAGTATGGCTAACGAAGGATATAGTGTTGCATAATTACAGTGAGCTAAGTTATTGATTAGTTATGATGGAGTAATACACAATAGAATTACTTAAGCTAGGGTAATACAATAGGATCTATTGTTAATATATTGTGTGTATTGATAATGATTACAGTGTAATTATATTAACATTGTGTGTTAGTGTTAGGATACATTGTTGAGTATTGGATGATGGGTAATCTAGGTGTATACCCAGGGGGGGAAATAAATTAATTATATATTATTTTACTACCCAGTAAACTAGATTTTATAAGAAATTATCAATTAGGTCTAGTACAGGTATTGAATATGGGCACCACTAACGTGGGCTATTGAACTATGGTCCTCGTCTTACTCAAGTTCGTATTCTTAGACTTCGGACTTACGTCCTCAGTCAACTAGGTACCCTCTATTATATTATTATAATATTATTATATTATTATTATATTACTATTATTATATTATATTATAAATATATAAATATAATTATAATATAATTATTATTATATAATTATAATTATTAGATTTTAACAGAACTTTAATCACTTGTCAAGAAAAATATAAAATATTACGGACAAGGGCTTAATAGCTATTGACAAACGTTAAAAGTTATGGTATACTATTACCATACGAGTGAAAGTTTATTTATGATTCGAGAAAACCTCCCAGAAGATACCAATCCAGACAAGCTCTCTGGCTATAAGCTAGATGACAAAGAGATTATCTTAAGCAAGAAACGTGGTCCTGGTTTTAAATTTAATAACCCTAGTTACTTTAACCTTGAACAGAAGACAGACGCTTGCGCTCTGTATTGTGTTTATGGTGATGTAGACCAAGTCAGTGAAATGACTGGTATAGATCCTAAGTTCTTACGTCAGTGGAAAGACGAACCTTGGTGGTCTGAGATCCAAAAGAAGGTGTTTGTAGAACAAAATGAAAAACTCGCCTCTAGAATTTCTGGTGTACTTGATCGTTCTCTTGATCATCTGGTCGATAGACTGGACAACGGGGACTATCTCTGGGACGTCAGGAAATCTAAACTGGTAAGAAAACCAGTAGACACTAAAGTTCTTTCTAACTTGTTCAACAATCTAATCACACGTAGGCAACTTATACGTGGCGAGCCTACTAGCATTACAACACAGGTAGCAGTGGATGATCGTCTTAAACTACTGGCTGCTCAATTTCAAAAATTCGCACTAGCTAAAGAAATCGAAGGGGAAACTTATGGCAACACCAATGAAAAAATCAGCACCTATGAAAAAACCAATGAAGAAGTCACCAATGAAAAAGGGTAAATGCTAAGTCATGGCTTCAAAGGTTAATGCTGCTAATAACTATACTAAACCAAGCTTACGCAAGAAGATAGTATCTCAAGTTAAAGCAGCAGCAACACACGGTACTAAAGCAGGACAATGGAGTGCTCGTAAAGCACAACTAGTAGCTAAGAAGTACAAAGCTGCTGGTGGTGGTTATAAATGAGTCATTTAGCTAAGCCACAACGTTCACTTAAAGCTTGGGGTGAACAGAAGTGGAAGACTAAGTCAGGTAAGAAGTCCAGTGTAACTGGAGAAAGATACCTACCTGAGAAAGCAATTAAAGCTTTAACTCCACAAGAGTATGCAGCTACAACAAAAGCCAAGCGAGAAGGTAAGGCTAAGGGTAAACAGTTTGTAGCACAACCTAAAAGTATTAAAGCCAAAACTAAAACGTATAGGAAAGTATCTTAATATGGCAACTAAATCTAAAAATTGGATTGCTTCTGCAATCAAAAAGCCTGGAGCTCTTAAAAAGTCTCTAGGAGTTAAGAAAGGCGAGAAGATTCCTGCTGGTAAACTAGCAACTGCTGCTAAGAAACCAGGTAAAATGGGTCAACGTGCTCGTCTTGCACAGACTTTAAAAGGTTTTAAATAAAATGGCTACCAAAAAGAAGGGCGTAAGCCTCTCTGTTGGTCGTGGTGAGAAGCTTCCTGTATCAAAAGGTGCTGGACTTACGGCTAAAGGCCGTGCTAAGTACAATGCTGCTACAGGATCTAACCTAAAAGCCCCACAACCAGGTGGTGGTCCACGTAAAAGATCATTTTGTGCACGTATGTCTGGTATGCCAGGCCCAATGAAAGACAGTAAAGGGAGACCTACACGTAAAGCTGCAGCACTTGCTCGTTGGAAATGCAAGTAAATGGACAAAGATTACGTTGAGTTCTATCCTTCACAGGAATACATAGATAAAAACTGGGCACCTGTTAAGGTTCCCATTAATTCTTTTACTTCTCTAGCTAAGTCACAGGCTATTGCAGAGAAAAAAGGAATACTAGCACCAGAAACTACAAAGTACTACCTACCCTCTGCTTTAACAGAGGGAAGATGGGGTGATTACGGTGTAAATGAAGTAGCAGTCAACTACGGAACTGCTATGACTAAAGAGGCTAAGAGTACTTTAGATACTGCAGAAGATTATAAACGTCAACTTATGGCTTTATTTCATAATCAAAATCAAATCCCAAAGGGAGTTGATATAAGTCAAACAGTTGCTGCTATTAAAAAACAAAAGAAGATGTATGAAGATTCATCTACAGATGATACTTTATGGCAAGGAAATGAAAGACAAAAAAGACTAAGATCTGTTGCAGATTCACTAGGTATTGCTCATTTAACTAGACCTACAATTATGTTAGATGCTAAGTATGACATGTATAGACCTGAAGAAGCTTCAACTATGTATGACAGAGCAGCACTTAAAACATTAGCTCTTGCTAACAAGTATCATGAGTCTGGTGGTAAAGCTTCTGGTCTTAAGCTTTGGGAAATGTATAACGGAGCAGGCCCTAAGGCCCGTGAGTATGTAAAGAAAGTTAAACATACTGATGAGATGATGAGTCATCCTGCTAACAAAGATATGTACAATGCATATCTAAAACTTGTAGAAGAACATAGAAAAGCTAAATAATGCCAAGTTCACCAAATTATAAAAGAGACTACAAGGATGAATATAAAAAACATCATGCTAGTTCTAAAGATAAGACCGATAGGGCTACACGAAATAAAGCATCAAGGGCTAAGGGTCAACCAGGTAAAGATGTAGACCATAAGGTCCCTTTACGCAAAGGTGGAAGTAAGTCTTTAAGTAATACTAGAATTAAAAGTGTATCATCTAACAGATCAGCTAATGGTCATAAACCAGGCGAGAAACAGATTAAACGTAAATGAAATTAACCCCAGAGCTTATCCATGGATTTGCTGGGGCTTGTTTAGCAAAGAGATATGACGGTTCAACCCCTACTCCGCAATGCCATCTGGAGTGGTGGGATCTCTGTTGCAGCGACAATCCTCTTGTAGCAATCGCAGCCCCGCGGGCACACGGTAAATCAACTGCGATCACTCATGCCTACTTGCTCGCTGCTCTTTTATTTAGAGATAGAAAGTTTGCTTTAATTGTTTCAGATACTGAGAGTCAAGCAACTAACTTCCTCAGTGATCTTAAAGATGAGATGGTTAACAATGAAGACTTGATTAACCTATTTGGTATTAAAGGGCTTGTTAAAGATTCACAGACTGACATCATTGTAGAGTTTACAGATGGTGAACAGTTTAGAGTTTTAGTACGTGGTGCTGAACAAAGAGTTCGAGGTTTGAAATGGGATCAACGTCGACCTGATTTAATTATATGTGATGATCTTGAAGGCGATGAACAAGTACAATCAAAAGACAGACGTGAGAAATTCAGAAGGTGGTTTTATGCTGCACTTCTTCCTTGTCGGTCTCAGCATGGTATTGTACGTGTTGTGGGAACTGTGTTACATCTCGATTCCCTACTCAATCGTGTTATGCCTCCCGATTATGATGGCGATCATATTAAAGTTGAGCCACTAAAAACTTATTCAACACGTAAACGTGTAGAGTGGAGATCTGTAAGATATAGAGCTCACTCAGAAGATTACCAGCACATACTATGGGCTGACAGATATAATGCAGAATTCTTTCAAACTAAGAAAGAAGATTATACTAAACAGGGTATCCCTGAAGTATATGCACAAGAGTTTTTAAACTATCCAATAGATGAGTCAACAGCTTACTTTAAACGTACTGAGTTTATTGAGATACCAAAGTTTACACTAGATGCAATCAAACACAAAGAAAAGAAACTTACTTACTACGCTGCAGTTGATTTTGCTATATCAACTAGAGAACGTAGCGATTATACTGTCATTGCTATTGGCGGTATTGATTCCGATGGTATTATGAACATAATAGACATTCGAAGAGGAAGATGGGATTCCTTAGAGATTGTTGAAGAAATGTTTGCAGTACAAAAGAAGTTTCAACCTCAATACTTTGTAACAGAAAGAGGAGCTATTGAAAAAGCTCTAGGTCCTATTCTAAGAAGAGAGCAGTTAGCTAGACAAGAATACATGAGTCTGTTTCCAATGACTCCTACAAAAGATAAACAAACTAGAGCACGTTCATTCCAAGCAAGGTTTAAAGCAGGTGGTGTTAAGTTTGATAAGAGTGCTGCTTGGTATCCAGATTTAGAAGAAGAGATGGTTCGCTTTCCTAAAGCTAGAAATGATGACCAGGTAGATGCTTTAAGTTGGTTAGGTCTTATTGTTGACCAAGTACAAGATGCTAATTCTCCTGAAGAAGAGGAAGAGTATGAATATCAAATGGCTAAGCGTGCTTCAACAAATGATGGACGTTCACAAATAACAGGATATTAAATGGAACTAGACGTAAAATTAAATATTAATAAACTTATTAACTCTCCTAACATTGTAGATTTGTTAGATGAGAGGGACCTTACTACTATTGGGTTTCGTGTAATTAATGAGTTTAACTTAGATAAAGAATCACGTATTCAATGGGAAAAACGTGTAGAAAATGCTATGAAGTTAGCTCTTCAAGTATCAGAAGCTAAGTCATTCCCATGGACTAATGCGTCTAATATTAAGTTTCCATTAGTAACTATTGCAGCATTACAGTTCCATAGCAGAGCTTACCCTGCTTTAATACCTAGTGATCAAGTTGTTAAAGTAGATCATGATGCTTCTACAAATCCTGATCCAAGAGTAGTTAAAGAAATAGAAGATCGTAATACACGTGTTGAGAAACACATGAGTTACCAATTATTAAGACAAGATGATAATTGGGAATCAGAGATGGACAAAGTACTTATTACAGTACCTATTGTTGGTTGTGCTTTTAAGAAAACTTACTGGGACTTCAATGAAGATCATCCAGTATCAGAGAATGTTTTAGCAAAAGACTTTGTTGTTTCTTATTGGACAAAAAACTTAAAAGACTGTAATCGTCAATCACATATTCTTTACTTATCAGCTAACGATGTCTTATCTAGACAACGTCGTGGCATTTGGTGCGAAGACTTTAAACTTAGACCTCAACAAACTATTCAAGAAGATGATTTAAGCCAAGCACAAGACCAAGCTCAAGGTGTTTACCAACCTCAATCAGATCCTGGTACACCATTTGAATTTATTGAGCAACACCGTTGGGAAGACTTAGATGGTGACGGCTTTAAAGAGCCATACATTATTACAGTTCATAAAGATACTCGTAAAGTAGTTCGTATTGTAGCAAACTACTTTGATAGTTCAATTAAGAGAAATAACAAAGGTGAGATTTTAACTATTAAACCTGAAAGTTATTTTACTAAATACTCATTCATACCATCACCTGACGGTGGTTTCTATGATATTGGATTTGGTATTCTATTAGGACCTCTTAATGAATCTATCAATACAATTATTAACCAACTTGTTGATGCTGGCACTATGGCTAACACTGCTGGCGGATTCCTCTCAAGGGGAATTAAAATTAGGGGAGGCAATTATAATTTTGCTCCTATGGAGTGGAAGCATGTTGATTCAACTGGTGAAGATTTAGCTAAAGGTATTTACCCATTACCTGTTCGTGAACCAAGTAATGTTCTTTATACACTATTAACAACTCTTGTTAATTATGGTGAAAGAATTGTAGGTTCTACAGACATTATGGTAGGTGAGAATGTAGGTCAAAATACTCCTGCAGAAACATCACGTACTATGGCAGAACAAGGTATGAAAGTATTTGCTGGTATCTTTAAACGTATTTACAGAGGTCTTAACGAAGAAGTTCGTAAGGTCTATCGTTTAAATCAACTATATCTACCTGAGCAAGTTAATTTTGCAGGTGGAGCAGTTCTTGCATCAGACTATCAAAATGATAGCACAGACTTACGTCCTGCAGCAGATCCACATGTGGTCTCTGATGTACAACGTATTATGCAAGCAGAAACATTAAAACAAACAGCTTTAATGGTTCCAGGATTTAACGTTTACAAAGTTATGCATAGGTATCTTGAAGCACTTAAGATTCCTAACATTGAAGAAGTTCTACCTGATCCTGCAGGTCCTAACGCTATCCAAAGCGGTCCAGACGTTAAGGTTCAAGTTGAGCAAATTAAAGCCCAAGAACGTAAACTCTCACTTGAAACTAAGTTTAAACTTGGTGTCATGAAGTTACAACAAGAGGCTGAACTAAACAAGGCTAAGATCCTTAAGATGGAAGCTGACGCAGCTAAATCTCTAGAAGAAGCTGGAGGTGTTAAAGCAGGTCATGACATCGCTATGCTACAAACTAAGTTAGGTGCTGCTAAAGCTCATCAAGAAGGTATCATGAAGTCGATTGAGTTAATGATGAAAGCAACCGAGGGAGCAGTAGAGTATGACAATAACGCAACAGGAATTCTTGGAATGGGTGGACAACCCAGTAACCAAGGCTTTGAAGAAAGCCCTACATAACGATAGGGAATACATGAAAGAGCAACTTATCAGAGGTTTGAGTTCTGATGAGAATGAAATAAGAGGCAGATGTAATGCAATATTAAATATCCTTAGTGTAACTTATGAGGATTTAGTAGAAGGAGCAAGAGAAGATGCAAAATACTAGTGGAATTCACCCTAAGGGTCACAGAGTTTTAATACTCCCAGATCCAGTGGAAGAAGTAACACAAAGCGGTATTATTTTGTCAGTCGGTGAAAATAGAGATAGGGAAAGACTAGCACAACTAAAAGGTACTATTGTCGAATTAGGCAATACTGCATGGTCAGATCAACCAAGCCCCTGGGCTGAAGTTGGAAACCATGTAATCTTTGGTAAGTACTCAGGCCTTATCTATACAGGCGATGATGACAAAGAATACCGAATCATAAACGATTTAGATGTTGTAGCAATAGTCGATTAAAGGAAAACAAATGTCAGAAGAAAAACAAGTAGAGCAACAAGAAGCAAGTACTGAGCAAGAAGTCCAACAGTTAGATCCACAAACTGAAAAAGAAGCCCGCTTATTTGGTTGGGTTCCTAAAGAAGAGTTTAGAGGTTCTGATTCTGATTGGGTAGATGCAGAAGTATTTGTTAAACGAGGCAAAGAGATTAATCCTATTCTCCGTAAGAACAATGAATTACTTATGAAGAAGTTGGATGAAAAAGCCAAAGAGATTGACAGCATTAAAGAATCCGTTGAAGAGTTTAAGAAGTTCCAAAAGGAATCTTTTGAACGTAAGTCAGCTGAGTATGAAGTTCAAATAGCTCAGTTAAAGACTAAGAAACGAGATGCAATTGCAGCAGGGGATGGCGACACGGTAGTTGATATTGACGACCAAATCGATTCATTAAAAGAAGCTCAGAAAGAAGCTAAACTGGAAGCAGCTAAAAAACCAGAACCAGCTAAAACTGAAGCTCAAGTAAGTGTACCTGATGATCCAGAATTACAAAGTTGGTTAGGTCGTAATCAGTGGTTTGGTGAAGATACCGAAATGACTGATATGGCTAATGGCTTAGGAGCATCTGTACGCAAACAATTCCCTCACCTTACTGGTCGTGCTTTTTTAGATAAGCTTGATGATAAAATTGTGGAGTACTTTCCTCAAAAAGTCCTAGGCAAAAAAGCCAAAGGGAGTTCAGTAGATTCTACTGGAAACGTTAGAGGAGGTACATCATCTGGTAAAAAGTCTTATGATAGCTTACCTGATGACGCAAAACAAGCATGTGATCGATTCATTAAAAATGGATGGATTAAATCTAAACAAGAATATGTCGATTCATACGACTGGAGCTAAGGAGAACAATTATGGCTAAAGCATTAACAATTGAAGAGAAAAAAGAACAGGCACTTACTAGAACTACTACAGAACGTCCTACACGTGAACGTATTAGAAACGTTTTTAATGGTACTCAAGCTAAGTTAACTGTTAATCATCAAATCCCTGGATATGTACTACACATCTTTAATGATGAACCTGGTCGTATCCAAACCGCAATTGATGGAGGTTGGGAGTTTGTAGCTCCTGACGAAGTGGGCGGTGTAAAAGATAGCGTTACATCTGGTAATACAGATTTAGGAGAAAAGGTAAGATACCTCGTCGGTACAAGTGAGAAAGGTGATGGTCTTTACGGCTACTTGTTAAAAATGAAACAAGAATGGTGGGAAGAAGATCAAAGAGAGTTACAAAAACGAAATGATCGAGTAGATGATGCAATTCGTGGTGGTGTAAACGTTAAGGACGGTACAAGTTCTGATGGTTTCTATACTCCTAAGGGTGGTATTAACTACAAAACATAAACTTAATTTCTAAAAGGAAATAAAAATGGCTAACGCAAATATCCCTCGTGGACTTAGCCCAGTAGGTACAATTACTGGTGCTGCGTACAACGAGCAGGGTCGCCTCTATGCTATCGCTAACGACGCTTCTAACACTTACGCTATTGGCGACGTTGTTAAAGTTGCAGGTTCTAGCGATACAAACGGTGTACCTTATGTAACAAAAGCGGCTTCTTCTGATACACCAGTTGGTGTTATCGTAGGTATCCGCGTATCAGATCCAGGTGTATCTCTTGTAGGTACTACATTGGCTCTAAACACAATCTACTTGCCTCTTAACTCAGGTGTTCGCTATGTTTACGTAGTGGATGATCCATCAGTTATTTTCCAAGTAACAGGTGATGCTACAGGTGTAGCTGCTGCTGACGTATTCAAGAATGCTGGTTTAACTATTACAGCTAACCAAACAACTCTTGCTCAATCAGCTCCGCTATCAAACACAGTATTGAACGCTTCTTCTTTCTTAGCTATTGCGTCTTCTGGCTCATTAGCTTTACCATTACAAATTATTGGCTTAGTTCAAGCAGTTAATAATGAAGCTGGTGCTTACGCTCAAGCTTTGGTAAAATGGAATAAGCATCAATTCCTCAACCCAGTTGGCACGGCTTAATAAGGAGAATATAACATGGCTGGTATTATAACAACCGCTTCACATCCGAAGGCCCTATGGCCAGGGATCAAAGCATGGTGGGGTCAAGTCTACGATGAACATAAAGAAGAATATTCTCAATTGTTCGACAGCGACACATCCTCAATGAACTATGAAGAAGATGTTCAACTTACAGGTTTCGGTTTAGCTCCAGTTAAATCCGAAGGTTCTGGCGTTGCATACGATTCAGAAATTCAAGGTTTCACAACACGTTATACACACATTGCTTACGCTTTGGGTTATATCGTAACAAAAGAAGAATTAGATGACAACTTGTATGAACAAGTATCACGTCGTAGATCTGCTGCATTAGCTATGTCTTTCCGTCAAACGAAAGAAAACGTTGGTGCTAACATCTACAACCGTGCATTTAATTCTACATACAAAGGTGGTGACGGTGTTGAATTATGTTCTACAGCACACCCTAACACATCTGGTGGTACATTTGCTAACGCTCCTACAGTTGCTGCTGACTTGTCAGAAGCTTCTTTAGAAGATGCTTTAACAGCAATTATGGGTTTCCAAAATGACCGTGGTCTTTTGATCAATGTTATGCCAAGAAGCTTAATCGTTGCTCGTCAAAACTTCTGGAATGCTCATCGTATTCTTAAGTCAGCATATACACCATCAACAGCAAACAATGCAGTGAACGTTTTAGTAGCGACAAATGCTTTACCAGAAGGTATCGTAATGAACCACTACTTAACATCACCAAATGCATGGTTTGTTAGAACTAACATCCAAAACGGTCTTAAGTACTATAGCCGCGTTGGTATTCAATTCGATCAAGACAATGATTTTGATACAATGAATGCTAAGGCTAAGGGTTACGAAAGATATAGCTTTGGTTGGACAGATCCTAGAGCAATCTACGGTGTTAACGGTCCTTAATTAGGGCTTAATTAAAGGCGGGAGGGGCTTAAAACGCTCCTCCAATCTTTATCTAAGGAGTTTATATGTCATACCCAATTCAAGAAAAAAAAGGTAAACGCCCACCTGTCAAAAAGGGTAAATAATTTTATTGTTCTCTGATGACGCTTAGAGATAAGCGTTGTTAAAACATACAACGTCAAAGGAGATTTTTTATGTCAAATCCAACAAGATTTTCAAATGGTGTGTCTACAAATGATGCACAGTATTTAATGGGTAACTATCCGTTACCAAGTCCATTTACTTCAAGTGGCTCACGTTTAACAGGTGTTGCTGAATATGCAAATGACTTTACAGAATCAGTTTCAGAGTATACAGTTACTGGTACCTCATCTACATTTGCTTTAACAGATGGTAATGGTGGTTTAGGTTTAATTACTCCAGGTGCTGCTACTACAGCTACAGCTGCTTATAAAACAGCATCTAATGTTGCTTTTGTTGCAGGTAAATCTTTATGGTTCTCAACAAGAATTAAAGCTTCAGCAGTATCAGGTACTAAAGCATTTTATGTAGGTTTAAGAAAAGGTTCAGCAACAACCGATGGTTTATGGTTTGCTAAAGCTGCATCATCAACATCAGTTAATTTAGTTTCTACAGTAGGCTCTACAGCAACTACATTAGTAACAGGTGTTGCAACAGCAGTAGCTGATACATACCTTGAATTAGGTTTATATTTTGATGGTGTAGATTTATTCGTTTATAATAATAATCTTTTAGTAGCTCGAGTTTCTGCTCCAACAATTGGTACTTCAGGTACAACTTTAACTAGTGTTGCTTTAGGCCCAGTAATGCAAATTACTCCTACAGCTACAGATACATTAACTGTTGATTACATCCTAGCATCTACTGAAGTTACAAGATAATAGGAGAATAACATGGCTAATTCAGTTCAGATTCAAACGTTAGTTGATAGTGAACGTAACTTAGTTGTTAAATTAGTTGGTATCTTAGATACAAGTAACGTAAGTTTAGCTACATTAATTGACCCAGCACTTCTTGCTTCAGTTAATTCTACAGGTCTAAACTCACAAAAACCTACTAAAGTAGCAATTAAAAAAGTAACTTATGACGTAGAAGATGGCTTAGCTGTTAACCTTTATTGGGATGCCACAACAGATGTACCTATCTGGAGGTTTGTAGGTAGGGGATTTGTAATGGGAGAACAAGTAGGTTTCTTACAAAACAATGCTGGTACAGGTGTAAATGGCAAAGTTTTATATGATACAGACGGTTATTCATCAGGCTCATTATCATTCAGTTTACTAATTGAATGTATTAAGCAGTGGAGTTAATATGGAAGAGATCATAGGATTATTGTTCCATGCACGTAATGTTACCCACAAAGAACATTTACGTACTAAGAGTTATGCAGCGCATAAAGCTCTTGGACATTTCTATGAAGATGTTATTGAACTAGCCGATGATCTTGCAGAAGCATATCAAGGGGATGAAGGTATTATGCCAGACATCCCTTTGTTTGCTACTACACCGACAGAGCCAGTAGATGACTTCTTAGTTAAGCAAGTAAACATGATTGAAAAATTACGTAACTCTGCTTCTTCTAGAAAAGCTATCCAAAATATCATTGATGAAATTATTGCTTTATATTTAAGTACTATTTATAAATTAAGGAATTTATCATGATTACTTCTGATGCTAAAGTAAAACAAATGGAGATCTCTGCTATTATTACAAGAGCAGATGGAACTATTGAAAATCTTGGAACAATTCAATATTGGCACAAGAACCCTTTTAAACGATTTTTATGGAGAATTAAAAAATGGCTACACTATTAGTCAATACAGGTAAAGCTGTAGTTACGAACCGTATTAAAGGTTCAGGCACTGAGCCTAATTATGTTGCTTGGGGTACAGGTGCAGGTACTACTGCTGCTACTGATACTACTTTGTTTACAGAAGTAGGCACTAGAACCTCAGGTACATCAACACAACAAACAACTACAACAACAAATGATACTTACCAAGTTATTGGTACAGTAACAGCTGGTTCTAGTTTAACTATTACTAATGCTGGATTATTTGATGCTTTAACTGTTGGTAACTTGTTTGTTAAAGGTGACTTCACTGGAGTTGCTTTAACTTCTGGTGACAGTATTCAGTTTACTTTCAAAACGCAATTTAGTTAATTTTGATTGGGGCCTTGAGCTGTGGCTCTTAATCAATCTGCAGTTAATGTAGAGGTAGTCAATGGAAGTGCTGGTGGAACTGTATTCACTAAGGCATTATCTGTTGTTACCTCTGCTACAGCTTCTTTTTTAAGAGGTATTGGTGCTTTAAAAACTATTACAAGTACAAGTTCTGTACTTATAACACAGGCCCTTACCTATGCTAAATCTTTACTAGCTTCAAGTACATCTGTTGTAACTATAGTAAGAGCTTTTGATAAGATTATTACTTTAATAAATGTTTTATCAACAGCTACTATAAATCTTGTTACAATATTTTCTAGAATACTTTCTGCTACTTCATCTAGTACAGTTACTTTAATTAAAGAAATAGGTCTATTAATAACTTCTTCTATAGTATCTTCAATAGTTACTATAGCACAACAATTAAGTTATTTAAAAACTTTATCTGTTACAAGTACCGTTATTCCTATTTTACAACGTTACTTTAGTAAAATTATTTTAGAAGTACAAGTAGTTGCAGCTACTATTTTATTAGCTACTAATAGGCTTATTACATTACTAGCTTATTCAAGTACATCAGTTACTATTACAAAAGCTATAGATAAAACTATAGATTTAGTAGTTTCTACAGTTACTGCTACTTTAACTAAAACACTAGCTTTAATTAAAACTTTAAGTATCTCTGTAAGCTCATTAGTAACTTTAGTAGTAGCTAGATTTTACTTTAGAACTTTAACTGTAGTTTCATCAGTAACAGCAACAGTTAATAAATTCTTTAATAATGTATTGACAATTTCGGTAAATTGTGGTATTATATTAAGTAGAGCTGTAAATAAGACTCTATCTGTACTATCCACAGTAATACCTCAATTAGTTGTAGCAGCTATCTTTTTATTAATATTTCCAGTAGATAGAATAATCTATGCTGCGGAAAGAATAAGAAATGCTACTATAATTAAATTTAGAACCATATTCGCTGATAAGGATACTAGAGCATGAGTGCTTCTTTTTCGTATAAAATAACCACAGAAAATGAACAGTTTACATTTGACTTTTCTACGGTAATGTCTTCAGGAGAAACAATCTCCTTGGCAACTTCAACAGTACAAGTAGTATCAGGTACTGATCCAAGTCCTACAGCTATTTTAGTAGGATCACCTGTTATAAATGGACAAGTAGTTTCACAAAGAATATCAGGTGGTTTAGATGGTGTTATTTATCGTATAGAAGTAACAGCCACTACATCAGCAACTAATGTTTTTACTATTGTAGCAGATCTTCCAGTTTTATCTCCAATTAACGTCTAGGAGAATCCTTTGAGCTACACCCCTAGATATGACAATGGAGATTGGATAGCAGACTGTGATATCTGTGGTCGTAAATATAAAGCTAGTGCATTAAGCGAACGTTGGGATGGTTTAATGTGTTGTGATGATGACTGGGAAATCCGTCAACCACAAGACTTTGTAAGAGGTGTTCCTGATACTCAGATAGCTCCTTGGTTGAGACCTGAACCTCCAGATTACTTTATACCTATAGCATTTACTGCTCCAGCAGCTAATTTTAATGTTACTAGTAACTGTAGTTTATTAGTTCAATATGTAGAAGGTCCTGCTAAACAAAATATTACAAGTATAGTTACAGCATTCTTATCATGGGTAAGAAGGTTTCCTGTAAGTCCAGGTGCAAGAGAAGTTAACGGTTCATCAATTAATACAAACTCAATAAATTAATAGGATAGTCTATGTCATCGAATTATCAATTTACCAATAATGCCGCCTCTACATTAGCGTCTAGTATCCTTATAGGAGCTACTTCTTTAACTGTAGCAGCAGGTACTGGTGGTTTATTTCCTACCTTAACAGGCTCTAACTTCTTCTATTGTACTCTACAGAATACAGCTGGTACTGTAATTGAAATTGTTAAAGTTACAGCAAGATCAACAGATACATTTACTATTGTAAGAGCTCAGGAAGGTACATCAGCTTCTGCATTTGCTTTAGGTGATAAAGTAGAACTAAGACTTACAGCTGGTGAGATTAATTTATTATTTAGTGGTGTTACTCAAGGATCTGGTACTGATCAAGTATTCCAAGAGAATGGTTTAACAGTAAATACAAGCTATACATTAACAACAAGCCGTAATGCAATGAGTGTAGGTCCAATCACAGTTGCTTCTGGTGCAACAGTTACTATCCCTAGCGGTGCTAGATGGGTAGTCCTTTAGGAGAAATAAATGGCATCAACCATAAACGCAAGTACAAGTCCAGCAGCCATAGTCCAAACGGCTGACGGCACAGGAATTTTAGCTTTACAAACAGGTAACACCACAGCAGTTACTATAGACGCATCACAGAATGTAGGGATTGGCACTACAAGTCCCGTTGGAACAGCTGGAGTTAAACTTGATGTTCGTGGAAGTATTACAGGTGGAGCAGCTGGAAACGGAAGAGCTTCTCTTGAACAAGGTACAGCAACAAATTCAGGATATTTAGCTGTTTGGAATACGGATATATCAACACGATTAGGTTATGTTGGATATGCTACTTTAGCTGGAAGTGGAACATTTAATGTTATGTCTGATAATTCTACAAATGCTTTGGCTTTTGGCACTAACGCCACAGAACGTATGCGTATAGACTCTAGTGGTCATGTTTATGTTGGCACAACAACATTTGTTCCAGGAGAAGGAAATACTGCAACCGGAGTAATGATTGCTAATACAGGAAAAGGCTTTTTTTCTAATGGTTCAGATAGTGCAATAAATGCAAACAGAAATAATGATGGTGGTCTTATAATTTGTAGAAGAAGTGGAAATTCAGTAGGTAGCATTTCAGTCACTTCATCTGCTACTGCTTATAATACTTCATCAGACTATCGTTTAAAAGAAAACATTGCACCAATGATAGGTGCGCTAGATACAGTAGCTCAACTTAAACCTGTTACATACAAATGGAAAATAGATGGCTCTGATGGTCAAGGTTTTATTGCGCATGAGTTACAAGAGGTTGTACCTGATTGTGTAACAGGTGAAAAAGATGCTGTAGATGAAGAAGGTAATCCAGTTCATCAAGGTGTTGATACATCATTTCTAGTAGCTACTCTAACAGCAGCCATCCAAGAACAACAAACCTTGATTGTTTCACAATCTGATCTCATCAACAGTTTAACAGCAAGAGTAACAGCATTGGAGGCTAAATAATGTCAAGCGTAATCATAGCTGGAGATACCAGCGGTACCATAACACTTAATGCTCCAGCAGTATCAGGCACAACGACACTTACGTTGCCTACTACTAGTGGGACTGTATTAACATCTGCTAGTTCTTTGACAGCTAGTCAATTACCAACTGGTAGCGTATTGCAAGTAGTTAATTATAGTTTTGGAACTTACACTAACACAACAGCACAAATTCCTATTGATAATACAATACCTCAAAATACAGAGGGAACTGAATTAATGACTGTTTCTATTACACCTACATCTTCTTCAAATAAATTAATTATTGATGTTCTAGTTAACTCATGTAATGACAACTCTGGAAGGTCTCAAACAATAGCATTATTTCAGGACTCTACTGCAAATGCGTTAAATGCAAGTTGGGCATATCAACCTTCTGGCGGAACTGTTCCCATGTCTCAAATGATAATTAAACATTACATGACAGCTGGCACAACATCATCTACAACATTTAAAGTAAGATATGGTCCAAGTTCATTAACAACATTTGCTGTAAATGGAGATGGAAGCCAAAAATATGGCGGTGTATTTATTTCATCAATTACAGTTACGGAGGTAAAAGGATAATGAATAGGATAAAATCAATATATAAACTCTACCCTAATGTAGTTTCTATGGTAGCTGATGAGGCTTTTGATAAAGATGGAAATAAAGTAGAGATTGACTTAGCATTAGTTAATGCATGGGTAGATCCAGAAGCATACAAAGATAAACGTGCATCAGAGTATCCACCATATACAGACTACCTAGATGGTATTGTCAAAGGTGACAACGCACAAGTGCAAGCATACATAGACGCTTGTAAAGCAGTTAAGAATAAGTACCCTAAAGGAACAACATTATGAGCATGATTTTAGACGGCAGTAACGGCGTTACCTTTAACGACGCATCTCTACAAGGAGCTGCAGCGTCACCTTATGTGCTAAAGAACCGTATTATAAATGGTGCGATGGTGATTGACCAAAGAAATGCTGGTGCTAGTGTTACTATTACTGCTAACCCACAATATACTCTTGATAGATGGTTTGCTGGTGTAACTAACGCATCTAAAATAAGTGTTCAGCAAAGTTCTACAGCACCAACTGGATTTACAAACTCTATGTTAGTTACTTCATTAGCAGCGACAACTCCTGGGACTAATGATGTTTATTATATTGCACAAAGTATTGAAGGATATAATGTAGCAGATTTAGACTTTGGTAAAGCTACTGCTAAAACAATTACAATTTCATTTTGGGTTCGTAGTTCATTAACTGGAACTTTTGGTGCGGTCTTATTAAATGCTGGTAGTAATAGGTCTTTTCCATTTAACTATACTATTTCAACAGCTAATACTTGGACTCAAATTACTCAAACAATAGCTGGAGATACTACAGGAACTTGGCTTACAGATAATAGCACAGGATTTCAATTAAGATTTGGTCTTGGTGCTGGCTCTACATATCAAGGTGTAGCTGGTTCATGGGGAACTACTAATGCCGTAACAACAACTACAGCAACAAATATCGTAGCAACAAACGGAGCTACATGGTATGTCACAGGTGTCCAACTAGAAATAGGCTCAACAGCAACACCATTTGAACGCAGACTTTATGGTCAGGAATTGGCTAATTGTCAGAGGTATTATCAACGTAATGTTGTAGGGCCTTCAACTCTTGCTGCATTTATGGTTGGGGTAGTAGGCTCTGCTACACAAGCTCAACGTCTTTGTGGTCCACTATCTGTAACTATGCGAGCAAGTCCTACATTTAATTATAATAGCGTGAGGTTATACGATGTTGGAGCAGCTCCACCAGTTACATCAATTGCTGGTCAGGCTTGTAGTCCAACAATTGCGTCGGTTGATTTGAATGCATCTACTGGCGGCTTAACTGTTGGAAGAGCTGTTGTTTTAATTGAGAATAGTTCGAGTGCTTTTACTGAATTTACAGCGGAGTTATAATATGTATAAACAATGTATAAATTTAATGGACAAATCAATTGCTAATTGCATAATTCGTTTAAGTGATGGAGCAGCAATTCCATTTGACCCAGCAAATTCAGACTACCAAGCCTACCTTAAATGGTTAGACGAAGGCAACACACCGTTACCAGCGGATGAGTAATGAAGATCTTAGTTGGAGTCTTAGTTGTACTTTGTCTACTTGCTTGGGTACATTGTTTAGGAGGGTAAAATGAATATGGAAAAAATAACTAACATGTTGTTCCCAGTGATAGTCTCGGCTATTGCTTGGTTACTTACTTCAATGTCATCTATTCAAGCTGACTTAATTAATATTAAATCTAAAATGCCTATTCTTATTACAGAACAAGGTGTGCCGACTGACAGCCCAATATCAGCAGAACAAAGAGCGAGAGTTAAAGAAGAACTAAAAGCACAGATTGCGGAACTAAGTATTCGTGTAAGACTTTTAGAGGAACACGAAAAAACAAAGGGAAATAGATAATGTTTAGTATCCTCTCATCCATACTAGGTTTTGCTACTGCTGGTTTACCAAGTATTCTTGGTTTCTTCCAACAAAAAGGTGATCAGTCTCATGAGCGTGAGATGGCTAGATTACAAAATGAACAGACTATGGCTATGGCCCAGGCTGGTTTTGTAGCACAAGAGAAGGTAGCTGCTATTGAATTAGAAGGTACCTATGCTGAAACTTTTGCACAAGAAAGACAGGCTCTTTATGAACACGATGCTAAAATTGTATCAGAATCTGCTCAATGGGTTAAGACTCTTAACGCTTCGGTTAGACCTATTGTTGCTTTTACTTTTGTTGGTTTACTTTTATTTGTTGATGTAGCTGGTTTTATTTGGGCTGTAAAGACTGTAGGATTTAGTCGTGAGTCTATGGACGTTATATTTTCATCTGATGAAATGGCTATTGTAGGTTCTATTATTGGTTTTTATTTTGGTGCTAGGACTTGGGAAAAGAAATAAGTGAATGTATCAAAGGCTGGTATCTTACTTATCAAACATCACGAAGGTGTGCGTAATCATCCCTACCGTTGCCCTGCTGGGCTTTGGACTGTTGGTGTGGGTCACCTTATTGGGAATGGCAAATCACTGCCTGAATCTTGGAATAGAACTTTTTCACAAGAAGAAATAGATAAAATTCTTAAAGCTGACTTACGTCGTTTTGAGTTAGGCTTAAGTAAACTTTTACCTAATGTACCTCTTAAACAAAATGAGTTTGATGCCCTTGTCAGTTTTTGCTTTAATCTGGGTCTTGGATGCTTTCAGCGTTCAACCATCCGTCAAGCGTTGCTTAGAGACAATAAAGAAAAAGCTATGGAATCATTAGTAAAATACTGCCGAGCTGGTGGTAAAATACTTAAAGGTTTACAAACAAGAAGGTTAGACGAAAAAGCATTATTCGAAAGATAACATGAACCTTATAACAGTTGAGTCGTGTAAAGCAGTTTATAGAATGTTACGTGAACTCCCACCTTTCAACAAATATGAGTTACCTACACCTTCCGAGATAGAATTTTTAGTTGTAGATGATCCTGCAATGTATGGTCAATACCAACCTGAACCACACTGTATAACAATCAGTTCAGCTAAACAGAGTTATTTACAAACCCTAGAGAAAACAATGGCACATGAAATGGTGCATCTTATTTTATACCTTCAGGGTAAAAGATATGAGCTTCATAACAAAAACTTCTATAAACTAACATATCAAATAGCCGATATCTACGGCTGGGAACCCAAGGACTTATAATGCCTAACGAACATTTAACAGATGCTACTAAACATATATTAGATACAGCATCAATAGCTACAGCAGTTGGAACACTAATACAAGTACTACCTGCTATTGCAGCTTTATTTACAATTGTATGGACTGTCATTCGCATCTACGAAACAAAGACTATACAAAAACTATTAGGTAAACATAAAGGATAAGTATGGCTACTTCAGGTACAACAACATTTAGCGTAACCCGTAATGACATTATACAGTCATCCTTACGTCTATTAGGTGTGCTTGAAGAAGGTGCACAACCTACCGCACCAGCTATTGAGAATGCAAGTATGGTTCTTAATATGATGCTTAAAGATTGGATGACAGATGGTATTAAACTATGGACAGTTACTGAGTTAACTATTCCTTTAAAGGCTAACCAAACAACTTACACTATTGGACCTTCTAGTACTTATGATTTAAATACTAATAAACCTTTAAGACTTATTCAATCTTTCTTAAGAAATATATCTAATACTACTAATCAAGTTGCAGAGGTATCCTTACTTTCAGGTGGATCAGGTTATACAGTACAACCCACTAATCCAGTATCATGCACTGGTGGTGCTGGTTCTGGTGCACAATTTAACTTAACCTATACTGGAGGTGTTGTTACTAAAGCTCTTCTTGCTAATAGTGGTGGTAATAATTATGCAGTAGGTGATGTTTTAACAATGTCTGGTGGTACCTTTACAACACCAGCAACGGTAACTGTAGACTCTCTTTTAAATACATATATTGACTTACCTATGTCTATTCTTTCACAACAAGAATATAACATTTTAGGTTCTAAGTTTAACACAGGTACAATAAACTCTGTGTACTATTGGCCTTATGCAACATATGGAGAACTTAAAGTATTCTTAACTCCTAATTCAAGTACATCATCTACTTATGAATTACATATTACTGTTCAACGTCCTATTGAAGACATTACAACAGCTAATCAAACATTTGACTTTCCATCAGAATGGTTTCAATGTTTACGTTGGGGCTTAGCTTCAGAAATAGCAGCTGACTATGGATTACCTTTAGATAAACTAGGTGGTGTTATTGCTAGAGCAGAACAATATAAACAAAGATTAATGGCATGGGATACAGAGTATGCTTCTACATTCTTCCAACCAGATATTAGAGCACAAGTACTAAGGTTTAGATAATGCAAACATTACGCTTACCAATGACTTATGGGGTAGAGTTTCGTAATGATACCACAGACAAAGGTTCTAAAATGGTTAACTGTTATCCAGATGACTATAATGGAACTCTTTATGCTAAGAAAAGACCTGGGTATGTTTCATCAGGTGTAGACTTTGGAACGGGTACAGCACAAGGTTTATATACCTATGCTAGCAAAATATATGCAGTATTAAATAATACTCTTTATAATACTGACCTAACTACTACAACTACAGTAGGAACATTAACAGGAACAGTTACTCCTTGTTCTTTTACTAATACCCTTAATAATGGGTATCTGTTCTTTCAAAAAGGTGACTCTGGTTACACATATGATGGAACAACACTAACTAAACTTAGATCAGATAATGTAACATTTATTACTATTGATAGTGGTGGTACTGGTTACCCAGCTCCTGCTCTTTGGGCAGAAAATACAGCAGTAACTCAATATCAATGGCTTTACTATGGTACTAATGTATATTTAGTAACTGTTGCAGGTACTACAAGTACTACTGCTCCTACCTTTACAAGTGGTACAGCTAGTAATGGTTCCGCTACATTAGCCTATGTAGGAACTACTACTACAGTTTTACCTACTATTGTATTTGGAACTGAATGGAAAGCTACTACTACTTATACACTTAATACACAGATATTTTATGGTAATAACTTATATACTGTAACTACTGCAGGTACAACAGCTTCTACAGCACCTACGTTTACATCAGGTTCTCAGACAGATGGAACAGCTACTTTAACATATGCTGGTACTAAAGCTACGGGTACAGCACTTCTTATTGATGGTATTTTAAATGGTATTACTATTACTAATGGAGGTTCTGGGTATATAACTGCTCCTTCAATTACTGTAGGTACAGCTTGGGCTCCTTCTACAGCTTATACAATAGGACAACAGGTATACTCAGGAGCTAATCTTTATACTGTTGTTGTAGCTGGTACTACAGGTAGTTCTGCACCTACACATACTTCTGGAACAGCTTCTAATGGCAGTGCTACATTATTATGGGCAGGTCTTGCTGGAACTGCTAGTTGTTTATTAAATGGATTTCCTTCTACTCAAATAGTACCAGGAACAGCTTACTTTGATACTTATGTTGTTATTATGACAGAAGACGGTAAGATTTGGAATAGTGAACCTAATGATCCTACTAAATGGGATGCTTTAAACTATATTACTGCAGAAGCAGAACCTGATAAAGGTGTAGCTTTAGCTAAACACTTTAACTATTTAGTAGCTTTTGGTCAATGGTCTACAGAGTTTTTCTATGATGCAGGTTCAGCTGTTGGCTCACCATTCTTACCTAACCCTACATTCCGTATTGAGTTTGGATGTGCTAATGGTAATTCTGTGGTTGAAATGCAACAAACAGTTGTATGGGTAGCTGTAGGACGTAATACTGGTAGAACAGTTCTTATGTTAGAAGGTACAAAACCTGTACAAATTTCAGATGTTTCTATTGAAAGAATCTTAAATCAATCTAATTTAACTAATGTTAGATCTTACTCATTAAAAATATCAGGTCATTATTTCTATGTCCTTAACTTATTAGATGATAATTTAACTCTTGTTTGTGATGTTAAGACTAAACAATGGTCTATTTGGACATCATATGTTAATGGTCAAGAAACAATATTAGATGGTGTATTCTATACTTCTTACAATAATGAAGCATATGCACTTGACA